GTACTCCCTTATGTTTACCACATTACATGTATTGCGATAGCTAATGGCATTATAGCTAACACCAGATACACAACCATCTTAAAGATGTTACGCATTACAGGCTACTCCAAGCATCTACGACAACCTGTCTATCATCTACACGCTCTGCAACGTCTGCCTTGGCTTTGCGAGCATCATAATGACGCTTGACCTCAGCTACGCAAGATTCACCTTCATTACGTACTACCGTTACACCTTGTACTACCTTAGTGGTAGTAAAAGCAACTGTGCCTACACCAACGTACAATACGTTAGCTAATGATTTAAGTATAATGTCTTTCATGATAAGACCTCCTAATTAGGTTAAGGCAATGCATTCCTGATTGGTATACATCTACCACACAAAGGGTATTAAGCTCACGTTACATGACACATGTATGTAAGGTTGCGTAGACATTATGTCCTCTGCATGGTGGCTCGGCAACAGCCGAGGGGAATGCGAGCTGACATACAGGGTGGGCGTAAGATATACTGAGTATAATACATTAATGTAGTACATTGATGTATTCTACACCTTGTAACTCAACCTAACGTAAACTTTCAACCTAAACTAACCCCATAACCCTAAATCAATGGGGGGTGGTATCGTGTATACTTCTCCAACACCCATTCTACAATAATTTTAGGAACCTTATAAATATCCGTAAGTCTAACTATTATTCTTGTTAATATATTTACTTAAAGTTTAACTTCAAACCATGAAAAAAGTCAAGTACGAAATATTTAATTCAAAGACGGGGGAATTTGAGAGGGGTCAAATAAATGAAGACGAGGCTACACGCATAATGGAGGTTTACGTGAATGATTTCGAGGTATACGAATCAGAGAGGATGATAGTAGAGACTATAATCACAATGCAATTAAACAGCTGCATTCATCCAAAATTGGGGAATTTAGACTAATGTACTACATTATAATGTACTATATATTACTTTAATGTATAATGTATATAGATTAAGGAGTATGTATTATAGTATTATATATTATAATATATATATTAACCCTTACACATGATTTCCATACGACGGAGATTTGATAATATATATTCCATGCATCCTGTATATACTTTAGAGGAGTGCAAGGAACAAAATATAGATTATATTTATTGGAAAGATGCAGTAAAAGGCGATATGGCGTTATCAGACGATGGTTACGTAGGAGAATGTTTAGATAGGAAGGAGTACGATAACGGTAAAAAGCTTTTTATTAAGTGCATCTATGGGTGTCAGTTTGTACGTGACGGGGTGAGTCTGTTATTTCTCCCTAACCATGAGTTGGGAATATACTCTTTATTAAAGCCAAGACCTTGGGCTGAAAGGGAGGCAAACCAGAAACGCACCTTAAACGTAGTAAATGCATACATAGGTCAATTAATGAGTCCATACAAGGTAGATTGGATGATGCTGGGTAATATATACAGATCAGATCAGAAAAGACCTGATATAGCTGTGAAGAGATTATTTAAAAATACGGTGGTAAAGAAAATGATAGAAGAAAAACTAATGGAAGTAATGACAGAGAAGGGCATCACCCGTGCTTTTGTCTTAGATAAGATGTTAAAAGCGGTTGAGATAGCCGAGGACAAGAAGGATTCTAATGGTATCCTTAAGGCAACAGATTCATTTATGGATTTATTGCAGATGAAACAGGGTAAGCGCACTGTAACCGACACTATGCAGATAGACTTAACCTCTCAAATATCAGATCAGATAGAGACAGAGGAGAAGAAGTTGCTGATGTCAAGAAAAACGGAGGCAGACGATGACGAGCTTTGATGATATAAACCATCCCGATTATTATACCAAGGGTATTGAGGTTACAGACTTCATTGCATCTTGGCAGATGGATTGGTTTAGAGGAAATATTATTAAATATATTGTTCGATGTCCATATAAGGGTAATACAGAAAAAGATTTAAAGAAGGCGAGATGGTACTTAGACGACTTAATTAAACGTCTTGAAAGCGATGAAATCCCCTCAGCCTGTTACTGAGTATGTTACTTACTTCTGGCAAGAGTCTCGGGGTGATGATTACTACCGTGTTCAGACCAATGATCCTAAAATATCACGGAAATTAAGTAAACGTCAGGATATGAAACTTGTATTGTGGGGTTTGAATACTTATTTAAAAGTGTACCAGACTCAATATTACAGCCCCAAAGAAGCCAAGCGATCCTTTAGGCGCATCGTAGGTACAAAAGTTGAAAAAACGGACGTATACGGGGTATTAATGGCTAAAACAGGGGTCATAGTGGACACTTAGAAAGGACTTCAAGTCTTATTTTTGATATATGTATGAAAATTAAGAAAACTTGTCCCTTTTGTACAATTACTGCGGATAAAGTAGTTAGGTGTGGAATTGCAGGTGGGAGTTTACGGGCAAGTGATGTAGGCAGATTGCCTGATTGCCCTAAAGATATGAGTAAATACCAGATAAAGAAGTATAGAGAGTCTGTTTTATGAATGATAAAAAAGATATACTGAAAAAACTAAAAGCAAACATGGTATTGTTTGGGCGAGTGATAGTGCCGAATATGTTTTCTGCACCTTCTCCTGCGTTCCATGATGAGATTGGGTCTGTTCTTTTAGATAATAAAATAAAGCAGGTGAACATCATTGCACCAAGGGGGCATGCCAAGAGCAGTATTGTCGGAGGTATATATCCTTTATATCATTTAATGTTTGATGAGGGTAAGAAGCTTATTGTATTAGTGTCGAGGACACAAGACCATGCAATTAAGCTTTTAGGTACTATCAAGGATGTGCTTGACTATTCTCAGCAATTTAGAGCGTTATTCGGTTATTGGGGGATGAACTCTGCTAAATCATGGGCAAAATCTGAGATAGAGCTGAAAAACGGGTCTATGATTGTCTGCAAAGGGACAGGTCAGCAGTTGCGTGGTATAAAGGTGGGGAACCAAAGACCCACACTTATTGTGGTAGATGACCCAGAAGATGAGATGAATACGAAAACAGCAGAGGCAATGGAGGGAAATCTAAGATGGCTGTTACAATCAGCCGTACCATCACTTGATCCGCAAAAGGGTAAGATAGCTATTATTGGTACACCACAGCATCAGCGTTGTATTGTAGAGACATTGAAGGAGATGAAGGGGTGGAAAAATATGCACTTTGCACCAGACATGGATAAAAATAAAGCATTGTGGGAGGAATGGCAGCCGATACGAAAATTGAAACAGAAGAAGGAAGAGTTGGAGTCTATTAATCGAGTGTCGGTCTTTTATCGTGAATACTTATGTCAAATAGTGGGGGATGAGGATCAATTATTTAAAGAAGAGTATTTTAAATATTATGAGGGCAATTTAGAGTTTAATGACGACAAAGAAGCTTTCCTGCGGTTTAAAGAGAAAGACGGAAAGCCGTGTGAAGATATTATTCCAGTAAACATATTTATGGGGGTAGATCCCGCATCTTCTACAAGGAAGACTGCTGATTACTCAACTGTGGTGGCAATCGCTGTAGACAATAAGAATAATAAATATATACTTCCATACTTCAGAAAACGATCCACCCCTATGAATCTGGCTGATTCTATTATCAAACAGTTTAAAAAGTACAAGCCAGTAAAAACTCGGATAGAATCTGTAGGGTATCAGGAGATGTTAAGAGAGTATTTGCGCCAACGATCCGAAGATGAAGGTTTATTCATATCTGGGCTTGAAATCAAAGAGTCACCCAGAACGTCTAAATCATCTCGTCTCGAGACACTTGAACCGCATTTTGCTCAGGGCAAAGTATATATAACACCCAATATGGATGAGTTAAAAGGAGAGTTGCTATTATACCCCAGAGGTAAGCATGATGATCTATTAGATGGGTTATTCTATGCAATTAAAGGAAATTACATCCCATATCATTCATCTGGAGACTTAAAATCCCAGCACACAGAAACAAATATGCCACAAAGCTCACATGATTGGTTGCTTGCATGAAACTTTAACGTATAAATTGCGTCTATATAAGAAGTTACGTAATTCACTTAAAGTAGGATATGGCAGAGAAAAATTTAGAATGTCAAAAAAGTGAAGAATTGCTACGAGAGTATTCTTCCGCACGAAGCAAATGGGCAAAACAAGCCATAGAAGATAATGAGTTCCGCAATGGTTCTCAGTGGACAAAAAAACAAGTTGATACGCTCCGTTCCCGTGCGCAAGAACCTCTCGTAGTGAACGTTCTTCACCCTGCAGTTGAGCAAGCCAAGGCAATGCTTACTGCTAACGCACCCCGATTTCAGTCTACAGGTCGAGAAGACTCAGATGTGAAAACGGGTCGTGTGTTTTCAGACCTAATGGCTTGGGTCTGGGATTACTCCAATGGGAACACGGAGCTTAAAACTGCAATAGATGATTATTATGTCAAGGGCATGGGATGTATGATGGTCTATTATGATCCTAATGACGACTTTGGCAAGGGCGAAATAAGGCTAAAGGCTATTGACCCGCTTAATGTATATATCGATCCCAGCTCTCAGAGTCCATATATTGATGATGCATCTCATGTTATTGTATCTAAGATTCATCCTGAGTCGCAACTTCTATCACAATATCCAGAATATGAAGAAATAATTAAACAGGCGAATGAAACTGTTATTGCGCCCAAAGATGTATCTTCAAGAGAAGGGTTAGAAGATCAGGTTATATCTCAGAATGATTTAGATTCATTTAGACTCTCCAGTAAGGATGAGAGATACTTAGAAGTTATAGAGCGATATACTAAAGTAAAGGCTCCCTTTACACGCACATACGATCCTATATCAAATACAGAACGTATCTTAACACCCGAAGAATTTCAAGAATACTCCTCTCAACCTGCATTTGTAGTTACAACCGCTAAGGGTTCTCAAATTGTGACTGCCCCAGAAGATGTGGGACAGCAAATGGCTATGTATGAAGAGTATGGCGAAGTGTTTCATCAGATGATGTCTCCCATGACAGGCGAACCATTTCTTATGGAAGGGGAGGAACATCAAGGTTCCGTTCCCGAATCTACTGTATATCTTAAACTTATTACAATTGGTGACCTGATAGAGCAGGGTGAGATTGTAGCGAATAGTATATCCATTGATCGTATTAAGCAGTTTGTATGTGTAGGCGGTCAAATGTTATTTGAAACAGTTATGCCAATATCTTATTACCCGCTTGTGCCTATGATGAATCGTCACAATCGCAATCCATATCCTATGAGCGATGTTCGATTGGTAAAAGGGCTGCAGGAATACATTAATAAATTACGGTCTTTACTTATTGCCCATGCATCTTCCTCTACGAATACAAAGTTATTGGTTCCCAGAGGTTCGATTAATAAAGCGCAATTAGAGACAGAATGGTCAAGGGCAGGTACGGGCGTATTGGAGTTTGATCCAGAATTGGGACAACCTATTTCTTTCGCACCCCTGCCGCTACCAAATGAATTATATAAAAATGAAGCAGATGCCAGAGCAGATGTAGAAAGAATCCTTGGATTGTACGCAATTATGCAAGGGGATGCATCTCAGATGCCCAACACCTATAAAGGTACAATTGCTATTGATGAGTATGGGCAACGAAGGATCAAAAGCAAGAGAGATGATATCGAAACTGGGTTAAATATGATAGCCAAGGTTGTGGTAGAGCTTATTCAAGCCACATATACATCTCAAAAAGTATTGAGATTGGTTCAACCCAATTCTAAAGCAAAGCAAATATCAATTAATATTCCTATCTACAATGAAGTAACGGGCGATTTCCTTGGAAAGTTAAATGACGTTACTGTGGGAAGATATGATGTGGTAGTTGTATCGGGTTCTACGTTGCCGTCTAATAGATGGGCAAGGTTTGAATATTATATGCAGTTATATGAAAAAGGATTGATTGATCAAGTAGAAGTTTTAAAGCAGACGGACGTTGCTGATTTAGAGGGAGTATTAGAACGATCCTCTCAAATGTCCAAAATGCAACAGCAGATAGAAGGATTAGAGGATCAGGTGAAAGACCTTGATGGTGATCTCCAAACTGCACAAAGAGAATTAGTCCATGCACGACAAAGAGTTGAGCTTGAGAAGTACAAATCCAGTCTGGATAAGTCTTCGACAAAAGCTGAAGCTACCGAACAGTTGTTCAAACAACGTGCAGGGGATGAAGTGAAGAAGCTAAGACAAGCGGTTGCCGAGCAAGAAGCCACGAACCGTGACATCATACCATTAGAGGAATAATGGAAGAACAACAAGCAAGTAATGCTGAAGCAGGAGCATTTGACAGCTCACAGATACTTATGACCGAGGCACCGCCTACGGAAGTAAGTGTAGAAGCTGTAACTGGCGAACAAGTTGTGGAAACACAATCTGTCGATGATCCTAATTCAATTACCCAAGAACAAGAGAGTCAAACCGAACAAGAGGTGTCGGTTGCTGATTCTCAACAGCCAGCCAAAGACGACCCAAATCGAATAGCATATTGGCAAAGCCAAGCTGACCTGCATAAAAATGACAATCAAAATCTTTCTCAAGAATTGAACATGTATAGAAACATGGTGAGTAAGATGATGAATGAACAACCGCAAGCTGGAACCCCTGATGAACCTCAAACACAACAGGCTCCTGTTAATCAGCCCCCTAAACCAACAAGCTATAATGAGGTCGATGCATACAATGACCCAGAAAGCGATTCATTCAAATATCGTTTAGCGAAAGAAGACTATCAAAACTCACGTGTAGACCAATTGCTTAACTCTATGCAACAGCAGGAAGCTGTAAGACAGCAAGAAGCGGTTCAGCGAGAACAAGCAATGGTGGTAAATCAAGCTTATTCCCATGTAAAAAATGGGTATGGGTGGGATGAAAACAAAGCTACAGAGTTCGTACA